AATATTAGACGGATGGCCGCTTTAGGCTTTTCATTTGAAATTCAAATTAAAGTTCTTTTATTACAATTATGCCATTAGAGTCTCCATATATATAGGACTCCAGTACACCAATACATAGAGCAAATTGAGAGACACCGATTGACTAAGTCAGCATGGCAGCCCCCAATCGGTTTAGAATAAATGCCAAAAATTATTTTCTCACTTATCCCAAGTGCTCTCTTACTAAAGAGGAAGCACTTTCCCAATTATTAAATCTCCAAACACCCACTTCCAAAAAATTCATTAGAATCTGCAGAGAGCTTCACGAAGATGGGACTCCTCACTTGCATGTTCTCATCCAATTCGAAGGGAAGTTCCAGTGCAAGAACAATAGATTCTTCGACCTCACCTCCCCAACCAGGTCAGCACATTTCCATCCGAACATTCAGGGAGCTAAAAGCTCAAGCGATGTCAAAACCTACATGGAGAAAGACGGAGACATCCTTGATCATGGAGTTTTCCAGGTCGATGGAAGATCAGCTAGAGGAGGTTGCCAATCTGCCAACGACGCATATGCCGAGGCAATCAACGCAGGGTCCAAAGCTCAGGCCCTCAATATACTGAAGGAGAAAGCCCCAAGAGACTTTCTACTCCAATTTCATAATTTAAATTGTAATTTAGATAGGTATTTTCAGGAGCCACCAGCTCCTTATGTTTCTCCTTTTTCTTCTTCTTCGTTCGATCAAGTTCCAGAAGAACTTGAAGAGTGGGCGGCCGAGAACGTCGTCGATGCCGCTGCGCGGCCAAGTAGACCGATTAGTATAGTGATTGAAGGGGAAAGCAGAACAGGAAAGACCGTATGGGCTAGGTCACTAGGCCCACATAATTATCTATGTGGGCATTTAGATCTAAGTCCAAAGGTGTACAGTAACGACGCTTGGTATAACATCATTGATGACGTCGATCCGCACTTCCTCAAGCACTTTAAAGAGTTCATGGGGGCCCAAAGGGACTGGCAATCCAACACAAAATACGGGAAACCAGTTCAAATTAAAGGGGGCATCCCAACAATCTTCCTCTGCAATCCAGGGCCCAATGCAAGCTATAAAGAGTTCTTAGACGAGGACAAGAACTCAGCATTAAAATCCTGGGCATTAAAGAATGCGACCTTCATCACCCTCTCAAATCCGCTGTACTCAGGTACCAATCAAAGTTCAGCATCGGGAGGCCAAGAAGAGAGCAATCAGGAGACGCAGGATTGACATCCCTTGTGGTTGCACAGTATACGTAGCCTTCACGTGCAGAGACAATGGATTCACGCACAGGGGAACTCATCACTGCGCATCAGACAGAGAATGGCGTACTTATCTGGACAATCAACAATCCCCTGTATTTCAAAACCATAAAGGAGATTCCTCTAACGCACGGGAATCAAACAATGGTAGAGATGCAGATAAGATTCAACTACAACCTCAGGAAGGAATTGGGGATTCACAAATGTTTCATGAACTTCAGGGTCTGGACGATCTCACGCCCTCCGACTGGTCTTTTCTTAAACGTATTTAGGAAGCAGATTATGAAATATTTGTATAGAATAGGCGTAATTTCAATTAACAATGTAATTAGGGCAGTCAATCATGTTTTGTACGATGTATTGCAAACAACCGTGGCAAGTGAATTCACGCACAATATTCAAATAAAATTATATTAATTAGATACCGAATCGTAGAAATAGATCCGTATCTTTAACGTAGCATACACAGGGTTTGAGGCATGAGTACATGCCATATACAACAACAAAGCATTCTCAGTATGATTCTCATACTTCGCAGCTTCTTGATGGTTATACACAGTCTGACTATTAAGCTTAAAAAACCTACGAACAGGAACTTGTTCCTTCATCCCAGAAGGGCCACCAGTTACAGTAGCACTAAACTTACGCATCACCTGAAAACGATCTCGCAAATCATTCTTTACAGTGGCAGTGCTAGGTTCGTTGTCAAACATGTGAAAAACCTGTCCAAAATCCATGGGACTATTGCCATAGGGTCTTCTATCACGGACAAGGAAAAACATTACATTGTTGGTGTGATTCTGCTTCTTAATGTTGTCATCCATCCATACCTTACCAAGAATATAGATAGATTTGATAGTGAAACGCTTTCCAGTACGATGAGTAAGACCAACACCCTTAGTAACATCCGACACACATCGAACAATGCCCGTATGCTTGACATCATCACGCTGTTCATAAGACTGGACCTTACAAGGACCTTCACATCCCTTTGGGACATCTGGGCTGCGATAAATTCGATAAATCCTCGGTTTTCTGTATAGGGGCCTGTTGTTCCAGGCCCGACGCTTGTTTGTGACGAGGACAGTGGGGGCACGTGCAGAGGATAACCCGGGGCTGTCGAAGTTCAGACGGCGACGCACTTTCGAGGCGGGAGTGGAAATGATGATATCTGCTGGTCGCTTCGACATAGTTGGTACGGCGAACAACTCCGATAAGATCGCTAAGAAGATCGTACCCAAGAGTGCAAGGATCGTACGACTCTCGAACAGCCTGCAAATATTTCACGGCGAGCATACAACGGAAACCGTGAACGGATTCAGGGAAGTCGTTCAATAACGGATCCCACATAGTTATGCCGGACAAACTTAGGGGAGCAAGTTTATATTTCAAATTTCAAATTATAATGCGTAGAGCGCGCGTTCTGATTGGACAGCATCGCGCGACATCTTCAGAACTCGCGCGACGTGTTCACGTGGGGCGGGGACCACAAAAAAAATCGCGCGGCCATCCGGT